AACTCGTCAATGTTGTCTTCGTGCATCCCGGTTTCATAGGACCAATGATCCCCCATCAGTCGTTTGTACGGTTTTGCTATTTCCTCGATTTGAGCATCAGTCAACATTCTGGCCTCCAGCGATCAGTCAGCTTAGCTTGGTCGTTATGCGTTAATATCCGCAAAAGGCTTAAGGGCCATTCCTAAATCTCCTTTTTTGCAAGGTGCTCATTCCCCTCGTAGGGAATACACTGTTCCCATAATGCAGCCAAACAATTAAAATAACACCGGCCACCGTTATTCACATAGAAACGCACTATATCTGGTTCCCATACATCGTTATCGTTGTCACGACAAAGAACCTTTTGGAAAGGCTCAGGACGATAGCTTGGATCAAAAACTACTCCATTAGTTTCCTTATCAACAAGAGTAAGGCAGTAGAAAGGGTAAGTAAGTCTGGGGCCATTTTTACCATCTATATCTGTGCTGAGAGTAAATCCATATTTTCCCAAGTCATCAATAATGGTAAATATCTTCCCGACAGTATTATCCATTTCATCTACCCATGTGTTTTCCCAACCAAGTTCATGTTTTTTAGCAGTACGCACAACACGCACCTTATCCCCGACACGAAAACCACTTAATTCTTGCATTCGGATATAATCAGCAGTTGTAGTCATTTTAGTTTCTCCTTTTTAAGGTTATTTTGTGAGGTTTTAATGCTAGCTAGCTTTCCTTTTTATCAACAACTGACATTCTTTGCCGCGTGAGGTAAAGCTCTTGTCGGGGCATAGCTTGCAACTTTTTCCACGCCCGCTCAAAAGCCTCTTTTTTATTCCGTGCCTTTACGCTTATGTTATAGTTTGCTGTTTCATATTTGCGTATCCTTTCTCCGATCCATCGCATGAGGGCTTTACCTGTGAGCGCCTTAATCTTTATTCTCATTACGCTCCCGCCTGTAAAACCCGGCCTTCTTAAGGTCTTCCACAGGATCGCCTTTGTCTCCTGCACGAAGGCGGTACTTGAGTTCGTTGCCCAGGCAGTATGCTTTATAGGCTTCCTCTCCATAAGTACGCAGAAGTACATGCTTGATAATCTCTTTCACTTCCATACCAAGCTGGAGATAGTGGGGAGGATGATTTACCATGTCTGCCTGTGTCTCTTCTGGCGCAGGTACAAACTGGTCTCGGTACTCCCAGTATTCATCCCCATTGGGAAATCTGTAATAAGGTATGTCAAAATCAAGATATTCAATAAGAGTAAATACTGCGCCCTTTTTGTTCCATATTGTACAGTCTATCCCAGAACACTTAAGTTTAGTAATTCCTTTTTTCAGTACGAATTTGTTGCACATTACTTTCCCCTCTAAAGTGGGTTCACTAGTGGACTTTTCTCTTACTGGACTATCATACAAAGGTGTAAGAAACTTATTACACAAGATCATACAATCCATGTTAGGAAGGACATAGTAAGCATAGTCACTACTCACATCCTTAACACAAAGGAAAGGGTTTTTATTTTCAACCCAAAGCTTAACAAGTTCGAGAGATACCCCTGAAATAAAGCAGGAAGCTTCTTTCAGTTTGAATTGTTTCCCAAATCTTGACATATTTATGCACCTCCGAAAACGCTACTGTTTGGCTTCAGGCGTCAAAGCAGAAGTGAAAATAAGCACCCCTTCCCTCATATCATCAGGGTGTATAACAGGCTTGAATGGATCATATCCAAGGGCCAGACAAGCAATCGTGAACATTTCTACAGGATCACTTACCTTATTTCCCTTAACCACTTTGCCGTTCTTGTCTTTTTCATCAAGGGGTTTAAGCTGGTTATTGGCAATGACAAAGCGGAGAGCATGAAAGAAGAGGGTTGCAAAGGCGACGTTAGAAAGCCCTAGAGCCTTGCGGTACTTTTCCGTTACACTCTGCATAAGGTCAACCAACGACTCAATTACCTCCTCACCTTTCAATGATACCTTACTTTTGAAGATAGTGCCATAGATAACAAAGGTGCAGTCAGCCAGCTCACACATAAAATGTGCAAGGTCTGTAGTTTCAAGAACCTCCTTCAATTCTTCAGCCAAAAGATGGGCCTCAAACACCGCATCAAAATCCAGCAACCCCCTCTGTGCATTCCACTTGTTAATTTCTGTAATACAGGGGAACATTGCTTCTTCAAATTTTTTGTAAGTCTTAAAACCTTTATACATCTGTATATTCTCGTTTTTAATGGGTTTCTTTCCAAGAATTGCCAATAGCGTAGTCTCCATCCAAAGGGCAGCGCATGTTATAGTAGCTCCCCGCAAGCTGTACGGAGACTTTAGCCAATTCTCCTACCGTTTGAGCATGTTCTTCTTTTACTTCTATCTGAAACTCGTCATGGATATTGGCTACAAATTCATAATCCTGCCCAGGTTCAAAGCCATATCCTTCACGCAAAGTTTCATCTAAGATTACAAGGGCACGTTTCATAACAATGGCCCCTGCACTCTGGTTAAGAGTATTCAAGGCGCTATAAATAGACGGAACCACCAGTAAGCGCCCATCTAAACCCTTTAAGTATCCTTGCGCTGAAGCCTTAGCCCCAATCGCATTAGTGAGCTTGCCGAATGCTGGCATGTTTTTCAGAAAGGCTGTACGCGCCTTAGCTCCGGCCCTGCTCCCACCCTTCAAAATCTCACCAAGCTTGGTGTTCCCCGCCCCATAGATGAAAGCATAAAACCAAGTCTTAGCATCATCTCTGGAAGTAATCCCCAAAGCTTTCATGTTGAGACTGTGGGCATCCGTTCCGTTGTCCTTGGAACCATGTACTACCGCCTGTGCATACTCTCCCTTATCATACTTGGATAGGTAATGTGCCAGACCCCGCAGTTCTAAACCACTGGCGTCACACCCTACAAGTTTGTAACCTTTAGGCACTGTAAAGCACTCTCTGCATTCATTACCATAAGGTGAACGCCCTGCCGGAACCTGGGCCACGTTAGGCTTACTGTGTGTCATCCTGAAAGTACGAGCGCCTAGGGTGTTGACATATCCATGGATACGCCCATCTTTAGGATCGTAGGTATTCAGCCACCCTTGGGACTTCTCCCCTACTTGGCCTATTCTTTTCATAATCATAAAGTATTCAGCCAACAAAGAAGCTTCAGGATATTGAGACGCTAGTTGCTGAAGCGTGGTTTCATCAATGATAGGCGTACCCTTCTCAGTCTTCTGTTGAGGCTCCCATCCATACTTCTCTTTAAGAACCTTGATACAATGAGCGCGTGAGCTAGCATTGAAATCAGTCCAGAGTATCTTGGTCATAGGACAACCGGCAAAGTATCCTAGGCGCTTGTTATCCTTCTTAGGTATAAACTCTCCTTTATTGATCCACCACCCTTTGAAAGAGTTCACTAGTGAACCCTTCAATTCTTCCTTGCGTCTAAGAAGATCGACATGGAGTTTTTGACACTTTTCAACATCAAACAGAAAACCATGCCTTATCTGCCTCTCAATAATTTCAGCAGTCTTATGCTCTAGCTCTATGGCATCCCAAGAAACTACATGCTCCCTACAATGAAGATAAAGCTTCAGAAGCACCCTGACGTCTTGAATACAATAGGAAGTCATTTCCGGGGACCAAGCAGCCCAGGCATTTTCTTGTTTTCCATAAGCACCCTTAAACTCTCCAAGCCTATAGCCCCACGCTTCCAAACTGTGAGAACCTATCAGTTGAGCGGGGAGGTAGCCCTTTTTATTACGGCTATAATCCTTCCCTTTTTCGTCTTGGAAGATAAGCCTAGAGTAAATAAGAGTGTCCTCTACTCTCTTAGGGTTGAAGGCAGGGTAAAGCTTTTTAAGACAGGGGGCATCAAAGCCTATACCGTTGTGGGCAATGATAGCATCAGCTTCATTCAGAACACTGATAGCTTCATCTATACTTCTGTGTTCTGGATCAAAGACTTCATAGTGTCCTTCCAAATCCGCGACAACGATACAGTGTACTCTGCTTGCTTCTGCCAACAGCCCATCTGTTTCAATATCGAAAACAAGTATTTTATCTCCTTTCCCGTATTCTCCATAATGATTAAAAATCATCATTATCCTCCACCCTCATATAGGGTTCTTCCCCTTTAAGATGCAGTCTGCCGGTATGCTCATTATAGACTAAGGTATCTGCAATACCTGTTAAGCCTACCCCACGGTTTTTTAGAGTTCGAAGTCTTGACTCATTTTTACTAGCTTCATCCTCTATTTGCTGGTCCCTCTCCATGGCAATGACGGCATCCGAAAGTTGTTCCAAAGCTCCCGATCCTCTTAAGTCTGTCAAGGATACAGTACCACCTTCGTTGAAGCTTTTCCTACTTCCAGGAGGACGCTTGAGATGCGCAATAGCCAACACCCCAATATGCGTTTCCTCGATCAGAGAGCGTAGCTTGGTCATAAGTTTATCTATAAGCTTTCTTTCCCCACCCTCTGTATTGTCATCTAGGCCAGACACCACAATGGAAATATGATCCAGCACCAGAAAATCAATACCTTCAGCTACAGCCATAAAGCGTATCTTACTAAGCAGCGTATCAATGTTCTGTGATCCCCAATGGTTGTAGAAGACATACCTTCCATTACCTACAGTAGCTTCGTATGCCTCTTTAAGCTTGTCTAAACTTACCTTATCCTTGTTTATAGATAAGCGGGTATTCAATCGAATAGACAGATACCGCTCTGCTGCTTCTTTGGTTGACTCCTCTAGCGCCATTATGCCTATCTTGCAGCCATGTTCCTGCCCTAACCAATAGGCTATCTCATTCACCAAGGTACTCTTCCCGATCCCGGAACCAGCCGTAAAGAGGTAGAGCTTCTTCTTCGATATACCATTCAGCATAGCCGACAGTTTAGGATAAGGGAGTGCATAACCTTTATTAGTAGGTTTTATGATCTCCTCCCAAAGGTCTTTCCCGTTGACAATACCATCTGGCCTTATCTGTTTAGCTTCGTATATCCTAGATACTAATTCACTTTTTCCTTTAGCCCGAAAGAGTTCATTAGCATCTTTGTAACCCCCATAGGTCATGCGCTTGACCTTTCCTACAGGGAGAAGGAGCATAGCTTTTTCAACAGCTTCATTCCCTGGCTCGTCATCATCAAAGGCTAAAATGATTTCATTAAATGAAGCGATGAAAAGCATGTTAGCTTTGAGCGCTTTTTCTACAGAACCAGTACCGCTTGGCAGACTAACTACAGGCCAACTATACACCATAGCGATTGACATACAATCAATCTCACCTTCAGTGATGACAAGCCTCTTGCCCCCTTCAGCCCATAGAGACTGACCAAAAAGTTCAAGGGAACCCATTGAAGCTTTGCCCCGCCAAGTAAAAGTCTTGTCAGGAAACCTGACATGCTGTGCCACTACCTTTCCTTTAGAAAGATAGTCTGCTACTTGGCAGGGTTGCCCTTTCAAGCTGCCTATATGGTATCTGAATTTACGACACACTTCCTCGGAGATGCCCCGCTTAGTAAGTTCAGCAAAGGCAGATGTGGGTATTAGAAACTTATTCAGAGAAGTCGAAGGGAGTCTGATGGCTTGCTGTAAACCCTCCCCTTTGAAGTATGACTCACATGCAAAACAAAAGGCAGTGCCATTGCTGTACACTGCCTTTCCATCACTTGAACCACACTTTTCACAGGGTTCGTGCCTTACAAAAGACCCTGCCTCAACACTCATAATCCAAACACCTTCTTATCCAGCTCTGCCGGATGCAGCTTATAGACTGCATACATAGAACCATAAAAAGACTGTTTCATCTCTGAAATAATCCACCATCCTTTTTTCCGAAGCCTGTAAACGACCACCGGAAGTCCCGTGATATTGTAGGCTTGTGAAGCCTGAAGAGTTGTAAGTGACGCACCACTCTTAAGGTGCTTTAAGATTATTTCGTTTCGGTTCAACATAAGTAATTACTCCTAATCTTTTCAGTTTATCAAGATAAGGAAGCGGAGGCTCTTTAAGCCATGCGTTAGGTATAAGCTGATCGGCATATATAAAACCATTCTGCTGACACCATGAACCATAAGTTGTAGGTGATCCCTTATACAGTTTGTCCTTTGAATTACAAAAGACAAAACGAATATCTAGTTCAGGATGCTGCTCTTTAATCAAGAGGTGCTTCTTACGGTCCTGCGCATCAAAGATGCCTTTGGTTTCAATGATGATACCATTGTTCCACAAGACCCAATCAGGCGTATAAGTACAAAGCTGCGCCGGTCTTACAAACTTGACCTTTACAGCTTCATACCCATACTGTGCTTCCTTCCTGTTTAAGTCCTCTGCCGTCTTTCTCTCAAACCCCGATCTATACTTCCGTTCAGATGCCTTAAATTTATTACTGAATTTAACCATGCCTAGAAGTCAGCGTCTTCTGGTGCTTCAGGAGCTTCAACAAAACCCTCACTTTCATCACACCCACCCTCATATTCAGACGCATCAAAACCATCTTCGACCTTGGCAAAGCTGCTTGTAGAGTCATCGCCAAAAGCTTCAAGCACTACAATCTGGGCCTTATTCAGCTTCAAACTCAAACCATAGGTAGGAATGTTGTTTGTGATCTGAAGAAAGGGAGTAGGATAGTATTCAACAACAATCTTAGAACCATTTCCCACAGCAATCTTCTTCTTGATCAGTTTGCCCTTGGCATCAAAAAGATTGATCTTGGTTTCAATAATCCTGTCAGTCTTCTTGTCCTTGTAGGAGGCTGCTTTCTTAAAGCGTACCTTGAGTGTTCCGGTTTCTTCCCCTTCGTCATCAAGTTCTTCCTCGAAAGGCTTGTACTCCTGCAAAGGTGCAAGAGTCTTGCGCAGCTTCGGTTTTTCCCGCATACACCTTTCAAGCTCCTGTTCTGCCCATTCGCGGGTAGCGTCCAACATCTCCTGAAGTTCACTAGTGAACCCCGCCGTATGATCGTCTTCCAAGTCCAAGATAAGTTCAGTCTGATACACTCCCATATCATTGAATTTGGTGTTTGGTTTGTGCAAATAGGCCCAACGTGCTTCACCCATAGGCGTAAGTTTGCTCTTGAA